GCTGGTTGTGGGTTGTGAGCCTTTGGATCAGCTTGTACATTTGGGATCTTACCTGAATCAGCCTTACCAGTTGAAGCAGCATAACCTGATGCAGTTGGCTTGTTGCTCTTACCAGTCAATTGATTGATGGCTGGTTGTGGGTTGTGAGCCTTTGGTTCTGGCTCACTTACAATGGCCTCTTCAGGGGTTTCCATACCCTCTTCATCAAGAGCACCATCATCAGCATCAGAAAGATCTTCTTCTCCCTCATCCTCATCTCCACCCATATCTTCTTCTCCTTCAGCACCTTCACTGCCAGCGAGAGAAGCCTTTAGATCATTGAGGGCGTTAATAATTTCTTCAATCTTGGCGTGCAAATCACCGTGCTCACCGGCTCCTGCACCCATTCCCATTCCAAGATCGCCACCTTCTAGGTCAGCGTCCATTTCCATATCACCGGCTCCATCAGTACCTAGAGTCATATCTAGATCTTCTTCGCCCATGACATTTTCGAATAATTCATCAAATTTGTTTTTTTGAGATTTCATAGTGTTGCTTCTGAAATTATTTATGCTCTCCTTTAGCTTTTTTCTAGCCTTTTTAATCTTTTTCTTACCCTTAGGTCCTTTTGATGGCTCATAAGCCTTAGCCATAACAGGTTCTTTGTTATCCACATCTGAGGCTTTGGAGTTGGCTGAATAATGCGGAGAATCCTTTGGTGTTACAAGGTCTTTCTTTACCTTTGCATCACCGGTAATTTTGAATGGTTCAAGGAGTTTTTCAAATCCAGGAAATGAGTGAACTACATCTTCTGATAGATCTTTCATAAATAGTTTTAAATATTTATATGCCATCAGAGGAAAATTACTACTTAGGTAATAAAAATCTCCCTAAACCAGATACACAGTTTGATTGGACACCAGAGATGCTTACCCATCTCGAAAGAAGTCGAGATGATATCTTATATTTCGCCCAAACTTTCTTCTATATTATTAACCTAGATAGAGGTAAGCAATTAATTAAACTACACCCTTGTCAATTAAGAGTACTAAAAACGCTGGATGATGAGAGATTTGTATCTTTGCTAGCTTCTCGTCAGTCAGGTAAAACAACTCTCATGACAATCTATGCTCTATGGATTGCTTGTTTCAATAAAGACAAGAGAGTGCTTGTTGTTGCAAACAAAGAGAAGACAGCGATTAACATCTTTCGTCGTATCCGCACAGCCTATGAGATGTTACCGAACTACTTGAAACCAGGTGTTAAAGAATATGGTAAAACATCCATAACACTAGAAAATGACTCTTCAATTGGAATTTCAACTACAAGCTCAGACGCTGGTCGTGGTGATTCCGTAAACGTTCTAATCCTGGACGAGTTAGCATTTATTCCAAATAACATTGTTGATAAGTTCTGGAAATCTGTTTATCCGATTATTTCTTCATCCAAACAATCTAAGATCTTTGTAGCTTCTACTCCTAATGGTACGAAAAATCTGTTTTATGAATTGTACTCTGGAGCTATGGAAGGTAAGAACGGTTGGGCTGCAGAACGCATTGACTGGTGGGAAATTCCTGGCCGTGATGAAGCCTGGAAACAAAATACAATTAGAGAAATTGGTAGTGAAGAAACCTTCAATCAAGAGTTCGGCAATGAATTTATTGAAGTTGGTGAGAGCACTCTATCTGATAAGCTATATGAGTATCTCAAATCAAATGTAGCTCCACCTTTGCATATTTTCGATGACGGTGCATATAAGATGTGGGAAAATCCAAACAAATCAAGCTTATATGTTATTGGTGTTGATGTTGCTGAAGGGGTTGGAGAAAATGCAAGTTCAATAGAAGTCTTTGATATTACTGATTTAGCTAATATTAGGCAGGTTGCTGAGTATTGTAACAATAATATTAACCCATATACCTTTACTCAGAAGATAAACCAAATTTGTAAACACTGGGGATCACCACCAGTGTTAATTGAGCGCAATAATCATGGTGGCGGAGTTTGTGATAACCTTAAAAACGAATATAATTACACGAAAATTGTTACATATACTGTAAAATCAGGCAAGATACATTTTGACAGGCCAGGTATTCATTCTCATACAAATACAAAGTACAAGTGTATGACCAATATGAGATATTGGTTAAATGAAACAATGCGGGTTAAGATTAAATCTGCTGAATTACTCAATGAGCTAAAGAATTTTACCAGAAATAAAAACGGTACATGGAGTGCTAGATCCGGCGAGCTCGACGATAGAGTAATGGGTATGGCCTGGGCTCTTATTATTCTTGACAGAGAAGTCTGTGAGAAATACTTTGAGGTATTAGAGTATGATAAGAACCAAAAACCGTTTAAGATCAAGAGATTAAGCTATTCGCAACCCGGAGAGTTTGTTGATGACTTTGGAATATTAACAAACAGAAAAATAGCTCAGAATCAAGAAGGGGAAGAAGATTTTAATGAGATGCCTTCTTTCTTTACCAATTACGGTAATGAATCAGAAAATCCTGAAATGGATGATTTAATTTCTCAGGGATGGGAGCGTTGGGGATAAATAATATTATGAATTACGATCAACTTGTGAACCAACTGTTGACAGAGGCTAAGAAGGGGCCTTCTTTGTCAATTAAGCGTGGAGAGAAATTACCAGCAAGTAAAGGAGCTGGGTTAACTGCTAAAGGAAGAAAAAAGTATAATCGTGCTACAGGTAGCAATTTAAAAGCTCCTGTTACAGGTAAAGTCAAGAAGGGTTCAAAAGCATCCAAGAGACGCAAGAGTTTTTGTTCTAGATCTAAAGCCTGGATTCCAGCTGGCGGTTGTGCTGGTAAGGATACCAGAGGCTGTGCAGCTAGAAGAAGATGGAAGTGCTAATATGAAATTCGACGATATTGTAAATAGTCTTTTGTCTGAAAAACAAGACAGATGTTATCACCGAGCTGTACAAGCATACGGCAAAAAAACATCTGCCTATAGATCAGCAGCTATGGTAAAATGCAGAAAAGGTAAAATATGGAAGAAGAAATGAAAAAGTTTATCTCTTTCAAAGCTTTTTTTGAAGCATCTGATAATCTGCATCAATGGTTTAATCGCAAGGCAAAAGACCCAAAGACAGGTAAAACCTTTCATGGTTGGGTAAATTGTAAAACTGGTGGCCCTTGTGGTAGAAAATCAAAGAGCTCTGGTGGCAGTTACCCAGCTTGTAGACCAACAAAAGCTGCTTGTAATTCTATAAAAGGAAAAATGTACAAGAAGAAGGGCTCTAAGAGGGTTAATTGGAAAAAGAAATAAAGTATGAGTTATAGAGATTTAACTGATAAACATAATTACCTAAATCAGGCTGTTCTTAACAAAGCAAGAGTCGATAAGTTCTTGCTTATTATAACAATGCCTGAAGCCTTGCGTAATATAGACGTGAGGTATGGTAATGAAACTCCGTCCAAGATTATTTCTGACAAGCTGCAGATGTCTGTGTGGGGTAATGTTGTACCTACAATTAGTGTACCTTCTATAGCTGTTCCATATCAAGGACAAGTACCAAAAGTTACTTCTTTCTCAAGACCAGCTTACGAGCCAGTTACAGTTAATTTCAATGTTGATAGTGAGTTCTATAATTATTATGTTATTTGGAAGTGGTTGGCATTATTAAACGATCCAAAGACATCTGTTTTTGATGCAGCTAATAATTCTGGTTTAGTAGATGCAGGGACAAAAACTTTAATTAATCCTGAAAAGCCAGGATACATTCCAAAATATGCTTCTCAGATGTCTCTGCAACCATTAAATGAGTATAATCAGGTTTTAGGAGAGTTTGTTTTCTCGCAGTGTTTCGCAACTTCGTTAAACGGTATAAATTTTAATTATCAAGGCAGTGAAGAAATTTCTTCTAGTTTTACTTTTGAATTTAGTCAATTAACTTTTACTATTATTCCTTAGAAAACTTTCAATGCCGAAACATAAATAATTAAAACATATGCCAACACAAACTATAGAAAGTCCTGGTGTTCAGATTAATGAGGTAGATTTATCTCTTAGAGCAGTTGTTCCAAATGGTACAAATGTTTTGGTATTAGGTTATGCTAATCAAGGCCCAATTGAAGAGGTGCTTGAAATTCCTGATATTCAGACATTTACGACCATTTACGGCAACCCTACAAACGCAGCAGAAAGATACTTTTACTACTCAGTAAGAGGAGTTCTAAACGGAGGTGGTAGACCCATCGTTTCCAGATTGCCTTACGGTTCTGGTAATGGTGTTGGTTCTACAACTGCTAAGTATAGCTGCTTAGCTTATCCTGCAATTCCATTCGAACAGACCTTAGATAATGCTAGCAGTGCAACATTTTCTGCAGAAACATCAGGTTACTTAGTCGGTGCTCCATCTTATCTTGAACTAACTGAAGATGAGTATTTGTCATTAATTCAGGGCAACGTAAATTGGTTAGATACAATTAACGCAAATCTTATAGCTGGTAATATTCAAGACAATGCCCCAGCATTTTCAAGCTTTAACTCATTAGTTTCTGCTGGATTCGTTGTTCTTAACAAGTTCCAATCAACCTTTGATAACAAGTCTCTTGAAGGTTATACAATTGGTATTGCTGATAGCTTAGATACTGACCCACAATCTGATTTTAACAGTGTTATTGACATTAAGTACGCTCCAGTAAACTTCACAGTAGCTGGTGAGGGTGAGTTTTTAACAATCCCTCAATCAAGATTAAACTTTGAGCTTGAGTCAACAGCAACAAGCAACGTACAATCTATTTCTCGTCAAATCGAGCAACAAGATCCAAACATTAACTTGTTCCAAGGTGCATTTATTGATTCTATTAGCTTGAGAGTAACTAAGTTGAGACAGTCAATTTATACTCCACAAGCTGTTACATTGGATTATACCTATCCAGATGGTTTCTTAGGCTCTTTCAACAGCAGAAGACAAGTTCAGTCTCAAAACGGCGGTCAACCAGTTAGCTTCTTCGTTGGAGATGTTGAAGATAGCTCAACATATATCTCTATCATTGTTAATCCAAATATTTCAACAGTCTCTGGTGATTGGACAAACGCTGCTGGTAAGCCAAGCAAGTTCGTATTGTTCAACCATAGCACAAGCGGAACAATTGCTAAGACTGAGCAAGTAAAGAATAACATTGCTTTCATTAACACCCCACTATACGGTGCTGGTCTTTCAGCTGCTTGCGCACCATACAATATCAATTTTGATGAATTGCTAAACGATTATGTACAGCCAATTAATTCTTTGTATAGCTACTGCCCAACAGTACTAAACAACGTTGATAATGGTGCTGATACATTCGCAATTGGTAATGCTCCAGCTAAGATTGATAGAGTGTTTCAAACCATTGATGATGTTGATGCCTTAAGAATTGACTTGTCAGTGGAAGCTGGTTTGGGTACAATGTATTCAATCTGCGCAACATTGAGCAGCGATAACGCTTTAACTGCTGCCACAACACAAATGCAGGCTTATGATGATACAGTTGTTGTTGACATCGGTGCTACTGTAAGTGGTCAACCTTCAACAGGCTTCTACCGTACAAACGGTGATCTTGAAGCAGATACCCTTACTACATCAGTACCAAACGTTAATACCTTTACTTATACTGCTCAAGACCTTAAGAACAATTACTTGGCAGTATATGAGGTCTTTAGAACATTCGCTCAGGATGTAAGAAAAGATCACTTGTTCATTGCTGATCCATTGCGCCCGATCTTTATTTCTGGTGCTAGAACAAAGGTTCTTGCTAACAAGAACAACACCTTTACTCAGCACATTAATACACCGTTGAGAAATCAATTTGACACAACAAGCACAAGCTTTGCTACAGTTTATGGTAACTGGGCATTGGTCAACGATCTCACATCTGGTGCTAATGTTTGGATTCCAGTCTCTGGTTTGATTGCTGGTATGATGGCCAAGGATGATGCTAACTACGCTCCATGGTTTGCTCCAGCAGGCTTTACAAGAGGTAAGTTCCCAACCCCTGTGCTTGATATTGCAGTATCTCCAAGCCAACGCAACAGAGACTTGCTATACAAGCAGGGAATCAATCCAATTACTAAGTTCCCTAACGACGGTATTACAGTATTCGGTCAAAAGACTAAGTTGTCAACACCTTCAGCCTTTGATAGAATCAACGTTAGAAGATTGTTCTTGTACTTGGAGAAAGTTACTAGAACAACTCTTAAGTACTTCGTATTCGAGCCTAATACGCTCTTTACAAGAACAAATGTAATCAATGTTCTCAATCCAATTTTTGAGAATGTCAAGAACAATCAGGGTATGTATGACTACCTCATCGTTTGCGATGCTAGAAACAATACACCTAACGTTATTGACAACAATCAATTGGTTGTAGACATTTACATTAAGCCTACTCGCTCAGCTGAGTTCATCTTGGTAAACTTCTACGCAACAAGAACTGATCAAGACTTCAACGAGCTAGTCTAAACTAAGAAAGGAATTTAACATATGGCACTAAACATAACAGATTATTTCAGAGTGATGCAGCAAAGAGACTTTTTGCGCAATCACCAATACAGGGTCTCAGCACTCTCTTATGAGGGGTTCACCCTTGGTTTAGACTCACTCGTCTATCTCAAGACAGCTGAAGTACCTAATCGTACAATCAATTCAGTAGCTGTACCGTTCATGGGATTAAACTTCTCTGTACCAGGTACTGCTCAATATGCGGGCACAATGGACTTAACTTTCTATTGTGACCAACCACAAATCATTAGATCATTCTTCGAAGGTATCTCCTTTGCTACATTCGATGAAAGACAGTCTGGTGGTGCTTATACAGTAAAGCAAGAGAATGTTTTATCCTTCTACACTTACAACAATGTAAGTGCTGAATCACCAACAACTCAGTATACCTTGATTGGTATCTACCCAACAGTTGTAGGTAATTTAAGCATGGATACAACAGGTACAGGTGATGTCGTGAACTTTACAGCTACTATTGCTTACCAGTTCTGGACAAAGACTCAGCTACCTACTCCAGTTACTGCTGCTGCTCCTCGTACATTACCTCCAGTACAGGGTGTTGCTGTAGCCTAATTTGTAAGATAATCACAAGCCCTTGGCCAAAAAGCCAAGGGCTTTTTTATGCAATAATACTCATATTCTATAAATAATTACATGGGTCTTTTAGATACATTAAATGTTGTTAATCCGCTGGTTAACGGTAACCAACCTGCTATTAACGACAGTTTTTCAGTTGCTAATATTGCAAGTCAGCAACTGCCATTCACCCCACCTCAGTTTGGTTCTAACTTAATTACTAATTTTCCTGCTCCGCATATGAGCTTTTTAGATGCTCTATCTCAATATGCAGCATCTGTACCGTTAAAGTCTTTTTGGGTTGTACAATTTAAAATACCTTCTTTGATTGCTGAACAAAATTTAAGAGGGTTAAGCGAAACATATAACAATAACGATTTAGCTAGAAATGAACTTGCTAATAACAAGTTTATGAAAAATGTTGGTTGCATCTTTTGTAGATCATTTAACTTTTCTGGAGAAAATAATAACTCTTCAGTTCCGGAAATGGATGTAAGAGGTTTTAGAAGTGTTCCTTATGCTGGTGGTAGAAATAGTGCTCTTTTTGGCAGCTTAAATTTATCTTTTTATGAAAGCACAGTAAGCTTCATTGATCATATTTTAAGACCGTGGGTTGTTTTAATGTCTTATTATTCTACAATAGCAAGAAACGATGGAGACACAACAAATGATTCAATTTATGATTTAAAGCAAGATATTACTTGCTATTTAATGACAAGAACAGGTGTTGGTCAGACTCCAGAGCAAAGACAGGCTAATAATACAATTAACAGCAATTTTAATTCTGCAATTCCAAATTATAACAACCCAATAGGTGCTAGAAAGATTATTGTATTTAAAAATTGTTTCCCTAAAGATATTGGTACGCTTGATTTTACTCACATTGATGTTAACTCTCTTGAGACTGTATCTACTACATTTTGTTATACTAATTACGAGGTTACTCACGTACCTGTTGCAGGTCCTTTAGTTTAATAATAACTATATTTGTGCCGTATCATACTTTTAAGGTTTACTCTTCTGGTAAAAATGTACTTACCAAACAATTTACTACCCAAGATTGTATTGATTTGCATTTTTTGCTTGCTAACCAAGACTTTACTGGGGTAGATTTATTTTGCCAAGCGAAGTATGAAGAATATTCAAAAGATAATACAAAGTTAAATTCCCTAGAAAAGTTTCTGTACTTATTTTCTCAAAAGATTTTAAGTCATAGCTTTGATACAACTGTAGTACACAAAATAAAAGATAGTGAAACTAAGCTTACTAAGCTAGTCAATCTTGTAAAGATTTATAATTCAGTTTCTGACGCTATATTTCAGACCAAAGGTAGTTTTACAGAAGGGGATTTGCATATAGAATACGGAATTCCGTTTAATTTAGCAGATAAGAATTATTATAGTTTCTATTCTATTAAGATAAAGGACAAAGAATTAACGAATGTAGAGTCGTTAGAAACAACTGCTATGTCCTTCCTCCCAGTGAAATTATATAGGGATTTGCAGGAGATGCAACTTAAAAATAACAAATTAATAAAGTCAGAATATTTCCAAAGTAACTTCTTAAGAGAATTTACGTTTACAAACGAATGCTTTTTATATTTGTTAGACTTTATTTACAGCGAAAATGTTGCAGATTACTTTTCTTTAACATATAATATGAATAAAGATTTTAGTATAGAATACAGTCATATTAAGTCTATAACAATGAGAGAATTGTATCTTTTAGTAGACACTATAAATAAGAGTGTACAAGATAAGAAAAAGAAGACTACCGATGAACGAGCTGTTTAACATTATTAAAAATTCGCTAAGAGCAAATTCCTTTTATATTCCAAGCCAAAATGCTTATGTAAATGGGAGTTCTCTTACTATCAAGCAGTACAACGATTTATTGGAAATAGATGCCACTGTAGAATATGGCTTTGAACAATACATTAAGGTTTCATTAGCTACCGATAATATTCTTAGAGAGAATCTCGAGAGCATAGACAACTTGCTATACTTTGATAAACCATTTCTTTTAGCTCAGATTAAAATGGCTCAAGAAGAAAGTTTTCTCGGTTTACCATTAAAAGTATATCAAGAAACCTTAAAAGAAAGAATTGCGAGCTACAATATACCCTCTTATTCTGCAGAATATACCAATAATAATTTGCTAATAAGTTTCGGTCTTAACTCTTTAAAAGAGGTACAGCAAATTAATAAGGATTATTTTGAGAGCGCTAACAATAATTTTACAACAGCAGGAGATGTAGTAACTTTAGAAATGTTTAGATACTTGAAAGAAATAAAGTATCTTAATCAAAGCATTGGTGATGTCAGAAATGTAAAGCTACTAAAACCCCTCATTAACGATTTTCCAGCTAATTTAGTAGAGAAATTTAACGGATTGTTGCAGAGAGTAAATACAGATATTAAGGATATCAATACTTTTGAGATTAAGGAAGAAAAATTTGTTTTTAATCCTACTCTAGAGTTTATGTTGTCTTAATAAATATTTACATGGCTGGTAAAAGCAGTGAAAATCAGGTTTTAATTGATGCTATCAAGCAAGCATTTAAAGATGCATTGAAAGATAGCAGTCAAACAAACCGTGAGGTTGAAAGAGAGATTAAAACTCTCAATAAAAATCTCGAAAAATATATTGAGAATGTCAAAGCTACTGGCGACATTAAAGCATCTTTCGGAGAGCTATCAGAAGATATTTCAAATATTATATCCAAGGCTTACGAAGAAGATAAAAAGAGAAAAGAAAAAGACTACAACCAGTACGCGTATAGTTATGATGCTAAAAAATCTGAACTTAAAGCTAAACAAGAAGCTCTTAAAAAAGAAAGAGAACAGGATGTAGAGTCTTTTAACCATGAGTTAATAAAGAAGTTGGAAGATCAAATAAAGAAGCTAGAAAAAAGTCTTGAGGACTCAGTAGATGAATACTACGAAAAACAAGAGAAGCAATATATAGCTTTTAAGAAGCAAATGGAAGAAACAAGAAAGCAATTGTTTTCTGATGTTGCTTCTGGGTTTAAAGCTCTTGGAGAAAAAACATTTAAAAATGTTTTAAAGGAGGATAGAGATGTTGATAAGGCTCTAGGAAATTATAAAAACGCTCTTCAGCAGCAATATACTTCTTTAATTAAAGATAAAAAACTAAGAGAGCAGCTAAATGTAACTGATGAAGATCTTAAAAACATTAAAGAAGATCTTCACGATTCTTATTTAAGAGAGTTAGAGAAACAAAGAGATAGTGATAAAATTGACGATAATCTAAGAAAAGCTCTTAACGATAGATTAAAGAGAGAGAAAATTTTAGCAGGCAGAGCAACATATGAGCAAACATATGGCGGTGGCTCTTCTCTTGCTAAATTAGCTGGGAGATTAGCTGATTTTACCTCAAAAAGATTCAAGCAAGAAAACGAAAACACCTCTGAAAGCGGTAAAATTTTTAATGCTGGTTTAGCAGCTCTTTTCAAAGGTAAAGAAGACAAAAAACCGTTCTTAGAAACAGAAGAAGAACCTAACACGGGGGTACAATTAAGACCTAGCGATAAGGTTGCTATAGTCCCTAAGAATAAAGAAACAGCTGATGAAATTGCCGTTTCTGAAGCAAACGAATCTGTTAATACTTCTCCACAAGTAGAGGCTCTTAATTCTATTCAACAAACTTTTGAAGAAGCAAAAGAAAACGTCCCTTTTAAGGTAGTAATTTCAAACATAGACCCGACTGCAGAAAAAAGCTTAACAACTGCTTTTTCAACTGCTCTGAGAGAGTCTTTTGGTTTAATTTTAAAAGACAGAAAACAACAGAACTTATTAGAAGCTCCAAGTTCCTATAAAGATAAAAAATCAAAAGATAAAGATGACGGTTCCATAATTGATGTAGAAGACTTAAACAAGCTTGGATTTTTTAAGAAAGCTGGAAGATTTCTTGGTAAGGCTGGTAGAGGTATTGGTAATGCTGCTAAGGGGTTATCAAGATTTGCTACAGGGGGTGTTGGTTTAGGAGGTCTTTTAAGTACAAATGTTGGAGCAATTGGTAGTTTAGGAGCAGGAGCAGTAGCTACTTCTGGAGCTCTTGCTGCTGGAACTGCTTATGCTGGATATAAAGCTGGTAGCTACTTAGAAGATGAGTTTGGATTAGGTACAAAAGCCATAGAGTCTGTTGGTGCAAATAAAGAAACAAACCAACTAGAAGCTGTACAAGAAGATCTTAATAAAAATTTACAAGAAGTTTCTAAAATAAAAGACCCTAATGAGAGAAGAATAAAGTATTTTGAGACTCAATTAGAGACTTTAGAAAAACAGAAAACAATTCAGTCTGGAGATGAAAAAGCTCAGACTGAACGCATGATTACAGTTGTTAAAGGTAAGCTAGAAAAGCTAAAGAACCCCCCTAAAGTAGAGCCCGCCCCTACACCCGCTCCAAAGGTAGAAACAGCACCAGAAACAGGCCCAACTAATACTCCGGGACCTGTTACAATGCCTTCTGTTACTGTAAACCCAGCAATAACTGAAGTAAAGACAGCTGATGCTCAAAAAGCTGTTCAAGGTACCTCGTCTTTACCAACAGTTACTGCTAATATTCCTCAACCAAAAGATGTAACACCAGAACTTAACACTAACAATCAACTAACTCAACAAACCAATCAAATATTGGGAGAATTGTTAAAAACAATGGCTGGTAAAGATTATAACCCTACTTCTGTAACACCTGTTATGGTAGCCCAGGTTGCTCCTAGCTCCCCAACCAGTCAAACACAAAGCGCTGCATATCAATTTAGATCACAAAATAGACTAGATTCATAAATAATTATATGGCCAGTACCTCACAGCAGCAAATAGTAAGTCAGTCTAGTGTGTTGTTCAAATTTGAAGAACCCAACTATAGTGACCTTGCTGGTATTAATAGACTTGCTGGGCTAAAAGATATTCTAGGCAGTGCTGTAGACACTGTTAATGGCACTAATAATACTGGCCCGTCAAACCCAATAGCTGGTTTGCTAGGTCCATCTTCTAAAGCTCCTAGATTGATACCTACATCTTCAGCTCCAATTGATATTAAAAGTGATTTTGCATGGACATCTAGTAAGTCAGATCCCGCAAGAGCTGACATGCCTTATGTGTATTTAAAAGAAAAAATTGTAGATAGATCTTCTAGACTACAAAACCTAATGTATAATACAGTTTCTTTAATTCAGAGCCCTTTAGGTATTGCAGCTGGTGCTGCTATTGGCGCTGGTGCTGCTGCTCAGTTTGCAAGAAACAGAGGAGCCAGTGATATTTTAACAAACGTAGCCAAGGTTGGTGGAGCAGTCGGTGGTGGACTTGCAACAGGTGGCCTTTCAAACTTAACTGAAACTCAATTAGGTGGAGATGTTTACACAAATAACTTAAGAGCTTTTTCTGGTTTGTATAGTACAACACCAACCAATTTTAGCTATAAATTACCATTTGTTAAAACTACTGGTTCTATTAGTAAATCTATTTCTCAAAGCTGGAATGAAGAATCTACAACAATAGGAGATTCTTTAGAAGATATAAATCAAAAGATAGAAGGGTTAGGAGGATCTACTACTGCAGGTGGTTTAGCTGGTACATTATCTTCCGGAGTTGAATTAGGTTCTTTGCTTGCAAAGGCTGCTGATGACGTTAATAATGTTTTATCAAGTGTAAACAAAAACGTTTTCGCTGCTGCCTATACAGAATCTGCAAAGACTTTTGGTTATGGTGGTGCTCCTGGTTTTGAAATTAGCTTTTATTTGTTTAACAATTTAACTTGGGCTGACACAGTTAAAAACTGGTACGCTGTATTTGCTCTTCAATATCAAAATTTACCAAATAGATTAAACAGATTGATATTAACACCTTCTGTAATTTATGAGGCAGTTGTACCTGGTTATTTTTATAGTATGTATACCTATATAAAAAATCTAGATATTTCTTATATAGGTTCCAATTTGCTTATTGATATTCCAATTTTAAAAACAAGTACATCTGACGACGCAGTTAGAAATGTTTCTAACAATCAAGCGTTACCAACAAATTCTAATATAAGAGTTGTAATGCCTGAAGTTTACAAAATTAATATTACTTTCGAGAGTCTTGTACCAGAATCTCAAAACTTATTGTATGAGGCTATGGTTCAAACAAGGAGTAATGGTTCAGTACCACAAGCTCCTGTTGTTGGTCAATTCGGTTCAGCTGGAGTAGGATTAACACCAGGTATTCCAGCAACATCTTTAGGTTCAATTCCATCAGGATTTTAATATGGCTAACACAGTTACAGAAATAGGTCTATATATTAGCGACATTCCTACATATGTGGATGTTGAAAATGTTTCTTATGAGAACTTTTTTAAGCTTCACATCTATAATGACGAGTTCGCTTTCTTTAATTTGTTAAAGAAAATCAACATTCTTACTAACACTAACGATGCTGACCCAACGTATTTTATTACCTATAATGTTGACGTAGATATCCCATGGGTAGTATTAAGCTACAAGATTTACGGTACTTTAAATTTGTGGTGGTTAATTTGTTTAGTAAATAATATACAAGACGCAACTAAAAATCCAGCAGTAGGAACACAAATTAAAGTTATTAAACCAGAATTTGTTAATACTATTGTTAATCAAATAAACATTCAACTAAGAGTATAATGGCTGACGTAAAAAACTATACAATAGTAACATATAATAATACCCAATACGAATTTGAACTTGTATTGGTTAATCAGTATTTCAACATTTACATACCACACAACATTGTTGAATCTATTATTTTAGTAGACGATTTGTATAACATTTTTACATCTGCAACAATTGTTCTTAATAACTCTAGAAACAATATTGACATTTTTTCTAATTATAAGAGAGGTGTTAAGCAAATTAAGGAAAATAAATCTTACAACTTTTTAGGATCTGGTAACGACTTCTTCTTATTACATTTAAAGCCAAAAACTCAAGATACACAAAATGTAGATCAAAGCAGATTAAAAGATGATATTTTTACAATAGACTTACAATTAACTATTCAAGATGAAGATGAAGTCTTATCAGGTAACGGTCAAAAAAGAAGAATATATCAGTGTATTGATGTTAGAGAATACATTTTACAAACAGACAAAAAAGGATATTCTTCAATTAATGAACCTAATTTTGCAAAGAATAGTTTTAGAGTAAAGCAATTAGATGATGCTTCTAGAGTTGCTCCATCAGGAGACTTAATAAAATATATTCTTTCAGAATCTTTAAAAGACACAAATCCAATTTTTGACCAACAATGGGATTCAGGGCAAAGTAAATTATTTTATTCATCCCCACAGAATTTTTCTGCATATGATGACATTGAATATCTTTTAGATTTTCATGTTTCTTCTGTAATAAAAGATAACTCTTTGTTAAAATTGCAAAGAAACGGGGCATTCTCTCTAAAGTCTTTTTCTGATTATTTCGCTTCTAATAGATCAGGCAACTCAACTGGTCCATATATGCAGGACTTTTTTACATATGAGGATAATACATCTAAAAGCGCATATAATACCTCTCCTATAGATAAAAAAGATAACCAAATAACAACACCTATTAAATTTTCTTTTGATAATATAACAAATTTATCAAACTTACCTCAACTACCCGAATTTAACTTTCTTAATAGAACTGGTATTGATGGATATTCGTATCTTATATCTTATGGTATAGCGACCTACGATTTAGCTACTAAAGGCTTTTTTATACAACAAGAAGTTAATCACGTAGACAATCAAAAAGCTTTTATAGACGAATACTATACTAAGAAGTTTGGTGGTACTAACCCAACAACAGCCTACTATTTAGACACTATAAAAACAAGCAATGTCGCTTTTAAATCTAATTTTTGTTTACCAATCGACTCCAATAGCTTTCAAAAATACGGTTTAAACGTGGCACTTAAAAAATATATTGACTCTTCTCCATGTATTAGTTTTAATACAGAAGGATATTCTCATAGAGAGAGCGGTAGATTTATGTCATTAATAAACCCACAACTTGAAACAGAATCAGTTTTTGCAAGTTTATTTTCAGGTGAATGGTTAGTAACAAAGGTTGTACATAATTTTACTGCTGGTAAATATACAAATAACATAACAGGCGTTAAAACTTATTTCTATGATAAAGTTTCAGCTACTGATCCAAACGAAGACCCTCAACTAGCTGATAAAATTAATAAGATTGAAGCTCTAGGATAATATGGCAAGCCAACCACAAAATACAGGAATACCTTACTTAGTAGATCAGAATCTATTTAACACACTAGACTTTTTAATAGCTGCTGGTAATTTAAACTCCTTGGTTCAAACATTTCCTAACGAGATTTGCGTCGCTTATTTATATAACTATACAAAGACAACTAACGACCCAATTACATCCCAGGCTATATTCTTTAACGAGATTAACAAGAATTTATTACAGCTTAAAAACAACTTTAAGTGCACAAAAAACCCTAACGTAAAGCAATATAGCTTCATTAAAGACAGCCTTAATATAGGGAAAGACGAAGAATTAACGACTGATTCTGCTGGCAACAATTTTACCAGAATTAATCCTGATACAGGTAATCTAGAAATTCAAGTAAACATAATTAACGAAAAGAACAAAACAAGATTTGTAGAAGTTCTAACCAATGTATCTGCAGAAGTAAATTCTATACTAGAAACAGTCGAAGATAATTACGGGCAAAGTTCCTTAAGTGAAGAATTTTGCTTGTACTGGATTAATGTTTTCGAAAACAGCTTAGCACAAGTAAAAGAAGAATACCGAAAGCTAGATCCAGATTACGAGAAGGGTATTTTTCAGACATTGAGTGATAGCATAAGATTGTATACTCGTTATAAAGAGAACTTCGACGTAGTAAACGGTCCATTATCAGATCCATATTACGAATATAATCAATTGCTACCAAGACATTTTCCTTCCTTTATTGGTGATAAATTAGATGATGAGTTTCAGAGACTATTAATAGAGTTTTCACAAAAAGCTTCTTATGTTCATAGACATAATCTACAAGGAATATATACTAACCCAACAGTAGAATATCCTTCAACTACTGCTCATGGTAACAACCTTGTAACAGATGACAAGTATTATGAATATATAGGAACCATTAATGACTCATTACTAGGAGCAACCATTAATGACTCATTACTAGGAGCAGTAAACAACTATTTAGATGTAGGTTCCCGTATATTTGAATATAGAATCTTAGTTGGGTTATCAACAGATGGTAATAAGCAAGAAATTACAAAGGCTTTAATTAACAAAATTGTACAAAATACTTCTTGTACAGTAGATTTCTTTCAGCAATTATATCAGAATATTCAGACCCGCAATACAACTAAGCTCATGCTGAGTGTGTAACATTAATCTCATCTTGCTGATTCATTTTAGCTGATAGCATCATTTTTAGAATCTCTTCTCTAGAGGCCATTACTTTAACAGCATGATCATTAGACTGAAGTTCCTTTTTATTCTCTACATCCATCTTTTTAATCTCAATTAAGGCATCATTCTTCTTTTTCTGTAAAAGAATCTTATTTAGGGTATCAATCGCATTTGTTGATGCATTGACTAATTCGGAGTAGGCTGACATTTCTTCTGCTCCTTGAACAGCCTGAACAACACTCTCCATGTTTTTCAGCATGTTAATTGAAGAATTAATTATTTCGCTACTATTTTTTAAGACAAACTGTTCGAGGTTGTCAATAGTCGCAATATCATCTCTAGGCACAGAGACATTGG